CTACAAGATGTTGCTCCCCAAGGCCTCCTCTTCCTGATGCAACTCAAACCTGTCCATGACTGTCATGTAGTTCCGGTAGTGCTCGTCACCAATCATGCGACGAACAAGAGAGACCTTTCCCCAAATGTCTGATGCCCAGGACGCCCTTTCTCTTCTTCCTATCAAAGAGCCGCACACTATGTCGTGCCCTTTGGGGAGGTATGGTACGTCACGCCAGTCCTCCACTGGAGTCTTGTCCACCATGTATGGGTTGTTGGTGATCCACACTTTGTTCCACACACTAAGCATGTCCTCATTTGTCATCCACTCACCATGCCCGTGAATGCTCCAGGTTGTTCTTCCCTGAGGAACCCAGTCAACCGGGACACTTGAACAGACTGCAAGAGCCATCAGCCTCAGGTCTCTTCTATGGAAGTAAGATAACATCCACATTTGGGCGTACGCCTTGGAGAGGCATGCCGTCTCTCTAATGCTCCATCCACACCCTGGGCTGACTCTTGCCCGGCCCACTAGTTCGTCCTGGTCACGGCATGGGACAATCAGCTCTCTGCCATCCTTCATGTGTAGACTGTGGAAGTGGTGGGAGCAAAAGGGGACATGCTCCCAGTTGGAATAGCCAATGGATGCTTGCCATTCGCCAATGTCTTTTCTAGTCTTTGCCATGTCATTCAAGAAATGGAGGGACGTTGCAAACCCGTCATCCACGGGCCTGACGACGCAGTCGTCACCGCTTACCAAGAGACGCCCCAGTCTCTCCTCTCCGTGTGCTGCCAACCACTCTTCAACTCTCTTGAGCCTAGGGTTTTCCATGTCAGCAGTATTGATCACTCCCTCTCCCTCCATCATTCTGATTAGCTGTACTTTTATGTTCGTGATGGTGTTGAGGGCATAAGTGACCACCTGTCCGGACCCTCTCTGGTCTCTTCTAGTGATCACATCCATGACAGTTCCTCCTGCAGGATCTGGCCGAGCCACCTTCACCACCTTCTGATGGTATGCCAAGTTCATAATTGCACTAGCCAGTTTCTTGTGGTCCCCATCGAGGTAACGGAGGATCTGTTTCTCATCCTCTAGGTCAGCGTTGGTTATTCTTGTGTCCCATCCGGCAGTGTCATCTGCATAGAACTGTCCCCCCGTCTTCTCTCCGAGAGCCTTTAGAAGCCAGCCGGGATAGTTTAGGCTCGTTCCTTCAACTCCTCCCCCACTATTGGACCTAGAGGCCCAGTGATCTTCATTGAGGAACCCAAGCGCCTCAAACTCAAGGAATCTGCTTCCCAGCCACATGTACCAGATGGCTCGGCTTCCCTTCGCGACGCCAAACTCCCCACGTTTTTTCTCTCTTTTCCCCATCATGTTATACACGCACTGCTGGCAACGTCCCGTGAGGTGCAACTCACGTTCTTTCTCAACAAGATTCCAGAAAGCTGGGTCCTCAACAGCCTCACGGGCGGTTTTCCACTGGTTCTGCTCATCAAGCCAGGCACCCAGAGCGGCATTTGACCGCACCTTCTCTCTGAATTCCTCCCGGGAGCACATCCTGGGCTTCCTTTTCTTTACTAGTCTCTCAAGTAGCCAATCGTTGGTTGCTCGCATTATAACCTGTGTGCCTGGCCTGGGTTCATGAGCCTTTGTGTCGACTTTCTCCTTGAACACTCTCTGTTGTCCAAAAGCCGTGGTGTCTGTCATAGCCATCATCAGGACATCTTCACGGCTATTCCAGGGCCAGCTCAACAGTTTTACAACTCCATTGACCAACGAGGCAGCCGAACCGGTCTCAGCACACTTGTAGCTTCCCCAGTACTGCCATGTTCTGTAAGGATGTTCTCTGTCTTCTCTCCAAGACGCCCTGTACTGATTGCGGATGGCGGCGATTCTCTCTTTAACCGCAGCGGGGTCCACCTTGTCATCTGCCAGGCGGACGCATCTGGTACCACACCCCAAATCCACCTCGCCGACAGTCCGTGGGGGTTTCTTCTCCTCTTCCATCCTCCGGATCAAGCGCTTGGTGGTGGCTCCAACTACTGCCACAACATTTCCGGCCAGGGCTGTGCTGTAGTACATTTCATGTGTCGAATTCCGTGAGAAAGGGACCCTGACGAGCCCTCCTCCCCATTTCAGCTGGAATCTGTGAAGGGCCTCAACCACAGATGGTCCATACGGACAAAGAACCTTAAACACACAACTTGCTGCTGGATTCAAGGCTTTCCAGTTCTCAATGAGTTGGATCACCTTCAATGTCCTCTCTTCCTCCACTCTCCAGTTGGGGCTGCTCTCTCCAATATCACACAAAATGGTGTCTGCACGATGGGGCCTAAGGGTGTGCACATCGATTCTGCTCCTGAATCTGACAAGGTTCCACCCGTAGCTCTCTCGCAAAATAGGCTCCTCATGTCCTCCTCCACCAATAGTGTATGCACTGACAGACATCACACTGCTCAATGCCGCGGCCAGATAACTCCAACCGCCTCTCCCGCAGCCGAGGTCAACCACTTCTCCTTTCAGAGTGGCATAACCCCTTTCGACCAGCCATGCCAGCTTTGCCGTTCCCCTTGAGACTGCCAAACCACTTTTTACAATTTTCTTTTGGATGACCTCACGTGCCTTGACTCTATCTGTTTCGAGAACGCCTGATCTTCTGTACCCCATGAATTGTTCCTTGGTTAGCCCGTTAAGCCGACGTTTCCAGATGGCCCCTTCAGGTTCTCCACCAGTTAACCCTCTTCTGGTCGGTCCAATCTCGAGCCACGCCCGGTGGCACACTGGCAGTAGACCCCACCAGTTTCCCCTCAGGACTCCACACATGCCACAGGCCACCGGCATTGACCAATACAGAGTCTCACCCTGCCATACAAGCTGCATCACGGCTGAAAGTCCCAGGGAGGCAGCCTCTGTCATTGCCCAGGCCTCCCTAATGCAAACAACATGGATAGCAGCCAACACAAGGGCCACCAGCAGGCTGAGTGTCCTCTCATATGTGGGGGGCTTTTGCTCTCCCTTGGGAAAGTCATTAGTGAGCTCTCCATCAACCACCGGATTGCGTACCATGGCACCATAAAACGACCGATGAGCCTGCTGGACCAGGTACGCCTCAAAGCCCGTCATGACCAAAGCCAGATGGAAGGCGGCTAGGCCGGAGCCCACAATGATGTTCAGCGCCGTGGCAGACACCACTGAAGCCAGTCCAAGAGTCCACACCTGGCCCTTCATGGAGAAGAATGGTGAACCGCCACCTACCTCACGCATTGCCGCAGCTCCACCTGAGACTGCTGTGTTAACCCGCTGTTGAACGAGTGTTCTCTTGACATGCATGAGATGAGGTGTGACCACCGAGACTGCTGTAACATAAACACCCCAGGTCTTTGCAGGATTCAGATCAAGGAACGGCAACTGCCACTCCCACTCCCTAGGCGTGGAACCTTCCTTTGTACTAGAAAACATGCTCTTAGTCCTCTCTAGCCAGCCGAGCTCATTGGCCGCCACTGCTCCGATTAAAACAAGCAGGGTAAGAACCACATAGGCCAGTCTAGTGTCCTCCCCACTTCTTTGGGTCCCTGGCTCAGGAAGGAGCGCTACGAGAACAATGTAGAATATGAGACACATGCCAGCTATCTGTCCTGGTGTAAACCCCCCGACGGCCATGCAGCACGCAGAGGCTGCCATCACGCCAACGCCAATAATGGTTCTGTTGACCGTTGTTCTCATCATCAGGAACCAGAGCACGCCACAAGTCCCAAGTCCAAGTACCAGAAGCTCAACTATGACCGTTAGGGCCTCAGGGAGCTCTGCCTCTGCTTCCATGTATGCCCTGCTGTCTCTTTCGCCAGCGTACAAGGTATAAAATGTGTCCATTGCCCCATGAGCCCGGGTGGACAACAGTTCTGGAATTCCTCCAAAGCCAGCAAGCACGAGGGAGGCACTCTTTCGGCTTTCAGCATACCTTAAGAAGTCCACTAAATCTCGCCCTTCGCGCCACATTCTGACGTCACTCCATACTGGACACAACCTTCTCCTCATACCATTTGGCGTCTGGAACTCAATTGGGTTTCCGTCTTGACCTTCCACTATGTTCCGGGGTGGTCCGCTCCATGTCCATTCTCTGTCTTGGATTCCCCTTGTCCCTTGGGCAACATGCCATGCCAGCCAAGGCGTGAAGTCACACTGTGTCATCAGGTGCCTGAAATGTTTCCTTTTTTCTTCCGGTAGCCGGTAGTGCCCTGGCTCATAGTGCATTTTGTCTTGCTCCGGTCCATAGAACGTGCTCATGGGTCCTCTGTAGCTGGTGATGTTGTCCAGCAGCATTTGGGCCTCACTCCACTGCACGAGAGATGAGTCGTCATCATCACACTCCCCACTGTAGATGTACCAGTCATTGGAGTTTTCTTTCCTACCAACCCTCCCTCGTCTCTGGGCAGCAGAAGCGGTTGTCACTCTTCGTGTCCCGACAATGTCCACTCCTCCATCCACCTCTTCTGGCTTCACGTTAGTCCTATCGTCGATGACACGGGTGACGTCCAAGTTGGCCCCCATCTCAGAGATGTCTGTTGTGACCACAAAGTCAGGCTTTTCTTCCAAGACTCTGGGGTATTCTTTTTCAAAAGATTTGCTGTTAAGGCAGATGACCGTCTTGCCTCTCTTTCGAAGTGCGGCGGCAATGACGCCGCCCTGCCTGATTGTTGGAACGAACCATGCTGTTCTTCCTTCATAGGATGTTATCCATTCCCCAGTTTCTCCCCAGTCTGAGCTGGGAATCACCTTCATCTCATTCTGTATTGTGCCTCTTGACTCTGGAAAAGGATCCGTCGTCCCTGGGGGCGTTGCTGTCATGAGCACAAAAGCACACCTGTTCTCTTTAGCGAGAGAGCTCAGATGGCCACGTGCAGCTATGCTATTGGGATCAGTCCAGTGTCCTTCATCCATAATGGCCACCTCCCAGTTGGTGCGCCATGTTGGCAAGAGCTTCCTCTGAACATACGTGGCATGACACATGACATCAACGATGGCTCCATTAACATCACCATTTGTGACCGCAGGGGAGTGGAATCTCACCTTCTTTCCTCCGAGAGCTCTCTCCATCTCTTTGAGTACCACACGGGTTGGGGCCAGCACCAGGGCTCGCATTCTCCTTTGTATGCAGGTCTCCACCAGCTTCGGCAAAACTCTGTGTGTCTTGCCGGAGCCCGGGTACATGTTCACTTCAGTGATCTCCCCCTTTCTATACCATCTTTCCCCCTCCAGAGCTGCTGGAAGGTTGTCTGGTTCTCTCTCGGGGCTCCCCTGGGATATGATACTGATGTAATCACCTCCGTATCGTAATCCATTCCCATAGAGCCCCAACACTTGGCCTTGTTGATTGATAATAGGACTACCAGAGCTGCCCTGGGGAATATCCAGCGCTATGGAGCCAGTTTCCGTTCCATCTGTCAGTTTCACACGTCCTGGTTGTATCTGATGTATCTCCCGTGGTCCACGAGGTGGCAGTGCATGCACCTGCACCTTCTCACCATTCCACTTGCTATCAAGAGCCCATTTCCCACCATATGACACAACATCCTCCCTGATGTCCCCCCAGCTCATGCCAGCAACTCTGCCATTCACTGAGATGGCTGCACCTCTTGTTATGTGCCACATGGTGTGAAAAACATTGTTGAGGCCATAGCCCACTCCTATCTGCTGGCGGCCCCACAGGATGCCGGGCCTGTAAATCCGGTAGACGCCAGCCTTAACCTCAAAGGGCCCCTGATAGGTCTCCCTAAATTCTCTGACTCCACTGAAGATCAAGTCACTTCTTCTATTTCTTGAAAGCATTGTCCAACCGACCCACAGGGCCACAACCAGCACGGCTCCGATCCAGTGTATTGCTGCCAATACAAGTGCTATTGCTAGGATGCAGGTGAGTGCCTGTCCTTCCTTTTCCTCTTCACACAAATGAAGATGACCCATTGCATCCCTTCTCACCCTCAGATCAACATGTCCTCCTTCGTCAGTGGCACCGTCATCCCATTCCACAGGTCCTTCCCACTCTGCCTCCAATGTTCCCCTCCTGGATGAAGCTATGTACGCCAGAGTGACAAATCCTCCAATGGAAAGAGCTGCAATGAATTCACTGGAAGTCCCCCGCAGGATAGCGCTTATTACGACCAAGAGGATTCCAATGGCCGTCGCTGGTTCTTCAAGAGACCGCTGCTTGCCGAATCCTCTAACTGCTGTTAACACACCCAGAACCCTTAGGGCCCCCCCCGGCACAGTAACACCTGCCATTAGACCAACACACTGCACTATGCTTCTCCTCTCCCCAGTGCCAGTTGCCATCTGGTATAGGGCCAAGCATGTCAATGCCATGATTCCTCCAGTAATGCCCCAGTGAATCACTCCCTGGTCTCTCTGTGTGAGAATGGCCGCGATGACAGCCGCCACAGCATGGTGGCGGCCACCCACGACCTGCATGACCATTAATGCCAGGGCCACGCTGTCAGCAGTGTGCCACAGCTCATCAAACATGGCACCTGAGGTGCCTACCTGTAGCAACAGTCCGGCAAGGAAGACCATAAGGCTTTCGCGCGGGGTCCACTGTGCCATAAGACCATGCCCTAGGAGAAAACATGTTCTCATCTCAAATGCAACCTGCAGGCACACAAACATGATGATGTCAGGACCAACCTCCAGATGCCAGAGAATTCCGACACCAACGATATATCTTAGGATGTCTTCAGGGGTCACGACACCACTGACGAATAGAAAGAGAAACACACCTCCACACCAGAGGATACTTCCAACCGTCCGCACGTTGCGGCGAATCAAGAATTCCATGACAACAAACATAGCAACGATTCCTGGCACCCCAGCTTCTGAGACAAGCCCATCATTGAACGCCAACACCTGGGACCTGACCAACCCACCTTGCTTGCTCTTGGGTCGTATTTCCATGGCATACCAGCAATCTACTCCATGACGAAAAGACACTGGTGGCATGGTACATTTACGACAGCACCAGTCTTGTATGATCTTCCCACTGTCTGTTGTGCTTCTCAGGGATGATCCTCTCCCATCACATTCCTCGGTCACCTCCACTTTTGTTCCAGGGCACTCTTCCCTGACCATCTTGAGAGGAACCTGATCCCATGGCCCTTTGTTTTGCTCTGCATACCCTGTGATTCTGTTGTAGCTAGACGCTGGCCCGCTGAGACCCCGTGGCATGAACATCTTTGTGTACTCAACTCCTTTGTTGTCCAACGTATAGGGTGCCGGCCATGTGCAGTTGCGAAGGTCCGTCACCTCAAGTTCAGTTATTTCAGTGGCAGTGTCATTCCGTGTGCTGACCATCCAGAGACTTTGATCTGTGTGCACAGCCTTTCCATTCTTCACGGCTGCGCCCATGAGTCCGGCTTCACAGTCCATTGAACTATCATCTCTCAAGTCCATGTAGACCTTGGTCTTGAGTCCGACCCCGAACTCCACGACTTTGAATATGTTTGTCAGTCGTTTCTGGAGAGGGCATTCATCTGTATCTTTATTGCCCACATGAAATCTCTTCTCACCCGGAGTTGGAGTCCAATAGATGGATCTTCCCCAGGCTTTCCACCCAATGGTGAATTCTTTCTGGCCTCTGGCCATGGGACTAGCAACTCCTCCTCGGAAGTCATTTTCCTTCCCCATCTGGACCACCACTGTCAGATTCTCACCTGCCTCGGCCAACGCCAGATTCAATTCAGCGGCAATGGAATTCCACATGGCTAGCTCTAGCCGATTGGATGGCACCACCCCACACCATCCTTTCTCCAGAGTGGCATGCACAGCTGCCGCAAGTCTTCCAGGGGATTCTGGCCTGAAAGAATACGTGTCAAACCATTCAGATGTCTCCTTCCACACCACATGTGACGCTCCACACCGTAATTCACGACGGTGAGGGTCAACTGCGCATCCGATGTCAGCCCCAACTCCAAGCGCTAGGCTTAGGACGATGCCTCCCACTGCTAGACACACTAGAGACAGAGTCATATTCCTCATGTTCAGACCGACCCACACAAGGAGACATCCCATCAAGATCTTAGGGACAAACCCTATGCCACCAAAAATGGCATGAAATGCTCCACCAAGGATAGTGTGTATTCCCCTTCCAATGGAGTTCAAGAATCCACCAACTGAACCAAAATCCCAGGCACTCTCTCCTGCAATGATCATCCTCTGTATGCCCTTTCTTGTAAGCTCAACCGTCCGCCCGATTGAGCTCCCTTTCTGAAACCACTGGAAGCGCAGGTCTCCCACAGCGATGATAGTGTCTCCTGGCGGAACCTGCATCTCCACAAATAGGTCTGTCATGTCATTGGTACATATGGGGTTTGATGTTATTAATTTGGCAACATCAAGTGTTTCAGCCCCCGGCCGGTACGCTCTCACAAGTGCCCTGCATGGCTTAGTTCCGGTGTAGGCCAACTTCATCACGACCGTGTCATGAGCGCTGTCTCGAGGTGTCTGCTTCCAGGTGAACTTTGAGCTTTCGCACGCACTGTATGTCATGCCGACCACTTTCAATTTCTCCAGGCCAACCCTGCACGACACATGTCCTCCCCCAATTCGGTAAGAGTTTCCTTCCTTGATGGCTAGGTTTGCGCCTGCCAGCGAGCGCATCACGACTCCTGTCTGGTCACCCAATGACACTGCTACCATTTTCACTGCGTGAGGCGGCTCAAACTCCACAAGTCTCTTTTTATCGTTCCATGTGTCTCCCCCTCCATGTCGCCAGGGGAATGGCAGGTCCATGAACCAGTCACGATGAACATTCCACACTTTCCCAGAGAGTTCCATAAGTATGGTGTGAGAGACATCAATGCCGCTGTTTACACGACACTCGACCGTTAGCTCTCCGTGGTCACCAAGTGATGCCACTTTCTTCTCCGCCTGAGAAGTGAACTGCAGGATCTTCACAGTTCCTGTTGTTTTATTTGGCTCATTTGTCATTCCAGTATGCACTTCCACACCAACCTCATAGACTATCTTGGTTGCATCATAAACCAGCCCCGTGAGCACCGCACTTGCCTCACATGAAAACTTTACACACCCAACTATGCTGCCCTTTCCGAAGAGCCCACAATTGTTGCCCCAACCTCTATCGCTGAACCCGCGCTCACATACGTAGCTGGCACTGTGCTCCTCTGCGAGGGTGGCTTCCCCCATTGTGGGACATCGTGCTTCAGTCTTGGCATTTCCCAGCTTGGGCTTGAGGCAGTACTCACGGCTCTTCGCAGGGCTCTCTTGCGAGATGCCCTTCAACCACACATCTATTGATGGTCGGTCGTGCGCGGTGATGGTAACACAACCTCCTTCCTCCACCACTATATTCACAAGTGTGTGTCCCTGGACGCCTTCAACAAAATCCCTATTCTCAAGGTGCACGCATCTGGAAGCATAGGCTGGGGCTATCAACAGCACAAACGCAATAAAAATCACTTTTTGCACTGTGGTCTTCCCCAAAGCCCAGCCGGCAACACACAGAGCTAGAGCAAAGGCCTTGTTCCGCAATATCCAACTCTCTGTCCTAGTGAGATAGTTCCTGGCAGCTTCTCCCTGCTTCCATACACCTGTACGGGAGAGGTAGGCCTGTGGCTTCACTGGGGTGATGTGTACTGATCTAGTCTGCCTCCTGTGCATGTGTCCAGCACACGTCCCGTACTGAATTGTGACCCTGTCCACGCCTCTGCAATAGCAGTCCACATCCACCGGTTCCTCACCAGTATCAAGGGTCACACATGCATACTCCTGTGACATATCACACCATGTGCCAGCGTCAGCGGCCATGAACCAGCAAGTGCCGTTCTCCAGATGAAAGGCCTTCCCTATGTCAGTTTTGTCAGCCCTGACCAATGTGGTTAGTCCTTTTTGCACCACCACGGCGGCGCCGGCAACTGACAGCATCATCAGCCAGATCCAGATAGTTCCTCCGCCAGCTGATTTCCTCTTCCCATTCATCAGCTGCCCCATGAGTCTGTCAACTGTCCGTTTGATTCTCCTGAGAACGGCAACCAGCTGAGCCGCTGGCGTCGTCCTCATGAAACTCTTCAGAATTTTAGGACGGCTCAACCCCATCATAAGGTGGAAGAGCACGCCCAACATTCTGTGAAGGGCCACCCTCCTAGGCATGGAGGGTCCCCTCACTTGTTTGGAGTTCTTTGGCCCCCTAGGGGCTCGGGCACCTCCTCGCCCTGCCTTCAAAGCAGGCAT